CGATTTCAAATCTGAGTCAGTAATGGTTCAAAAGAGGCTTGTTGACATAGACAATCTAGCAGACATAATGTTTTGCATAGTCAGCTCATCATACACTCTAAAGAAGGTTCTAGCAGAGATAGACCAGGGAAACATAACACCTAGACTCATTGATACGCAGACATCCCTTATATCAAAGAAGAAAGAGTATAACCAGCAGCTTGCTCTCATGCAGGTTTATCTAAATGATAGCTACAAGTCTCTTGCAAACCAATGGATGATGAGGACGGACACGTCTTCTCCATCTGGGAGATCAATAACACAGCAGGCACAAACATTAACAAAGTCAGACATGGATGTTGAGATATCAAGAGGGTCAAGGGACATACTCATGAAGCTTAAACAAGAGATAGATGATCAAGCTTCAGGTGAATAAAAATGTTAGATGTCAAAGCTTTTTACAAAGATAACGGTACACGATACTGACGAAGCAAAAGAAAAACTATCATCTGTTTGGTCAACAAACAAGATAGACACATACTTTGAACAGTATAGCAAAGGCGAAAAACTTGGCACGCCTCCGTTCATAGATGGTGACATAGGTAAAAAGGCACCAAACCTTCCATTCCAGTACACACAAGAAGAGATTGAAGAATTCAAGAGGTGTGCAAGAGATGTGGTTTATTTTGCAGACAAGTATGCAAGTGCAATGACAGACCAGGGTATACAGAAGATAACCCTCCGTGACTATCAAGTAAGAACTCTTGCTGATTTCCAGAACAATCGATATGTTGCCCTACTCGCAAGCCGCCAGGTAGGAAAAACAATTACATCTGCGATCTACATCACATGGTACATATGCTTCCATGTTGACAGAAACGTTCTGATTCTTGCAAACAAAGGTGCAACATCAAAAGAGATCATGGAAAAGATAAAGGACGTCTATGATAGGCTTCCTTACTTCTTAAAACCTGGCATCGTTGTTAACAATGTTCAAACGATGTACTTCGATAATGGATGCAAGATATTTGCAGAAACAACAACCAAGAGCTCTGGTCGTGGTAAAACAGTTCACCTGCTTTATGCTGACGAGTTTGCATTCGTTCCTGATAACATTGCTGAGGCATTCTATACATCCATATACCCTACGCTATCTTCATCAAAAGTCTCTCAGGTCATAATAACAAGCACGCCAAATGGTCCTAACCTCTTCTATGATCTCTACATGGGAGGTGTTAATGGAACAAACGAATACAAATCCTCAAGGATCGATTACTGGGAAGTTCCGGGAAGAGATGAGGCATGGAAGCAAAAGGAAATACAGAACCTTGGCATAAATGGTCAGGAAAAGTTTGAGACTGAGTACGGCCTAAAGTTCTTTACTGGATCTAAGATGCTCTTGTCAGAAGAGCAGATAGAAAGGTTGAAGAACGGTCAGAAGCATTATGAGTGGCGAGAGATACCAGAGATACACGATCTTGACATAAACCATGATGGGCTTGTTTGGGACCCAGACTTTGACTTTGACTTTGATGGAAAGAGGTTTGCCATCTCCGTTGACCTTGCCGATGGAAATGGTCGTGACTCAACCGTATTCAACATATTTGAGCTTAGGATCAGGAAAGATGATGATCTCAAAAAGGTAAAGAATCCAACCCAGGAGAGCGACTTCTTCTATCTAAGCCAGATAGCCCTATTTAAGGATAATAGGGTCTCCATTGAGAATGCAGCAAGGATATTTGCGGAAGTCCTTGTGAACTACTTAGGCGTTGATAATACTAAGGCCATAGTAGAGATAAACTTTAAGGGCGATTATTTCATTTCTAGGGTCTTGAATGATCCAAAATACATGGATGACGTTTTTGAAGATATCTTTGTTCATACACGACACACAAAGGACTCAAAGAAGAAGAAGCCAGGCGTCAGGATAAAAAGGGATAACAAGAATCTCTTCTGCACTACATTTAAGCGTCTTGAGCAGATTGGAAAGATACGAATTTATGAAAAAACAACTTGTGAGGAGCTTATAAATTTCCAGAAGACTGATGCCTCCTATGCTGCAGACTCAGCACACCATGATGATGTTGCAATGACATGCGTTAATCTTTGTCCATACCTCTTAGACTTTGACATTGATGGACAACCAGCAGGAGAGGACTTCTTGCTGCAGGTTGAGGATTTGTTTGATAGCATCGATGAAAGCATAAAAAATAGCATACAGGAGAGCATTTATAGCACATTAGACAACCAAGATGATGGAGGATTTTCTATTGGGGATGCATTTAATCTGTTTGATGCTGAATTTAAGCCTGAGCGCCCACCAAATCTTAATTTTACTCTGTAATTTTTCTGCTGCGTGATATATACGAAAATAGAACTAGAAAAAAAATCACGCAATGGCAACAGTAACCCTTGATCTAAATAGGTTCAAAGCTAGTGGAGTCTACACTGTAGAATTCGATGCTAGCGAAAGGATAGTCGTCAACACAAACACCCTTCGATTGGTTGTTGGCTTTTCAAGGAAGGGCCCTTTCAACACTCCAGTATTTCTGAGAGATGCAAAGGATGCAAAAACGATATTTGGGGACGTAGATAAGTTCCTTGAAACTAGAGGTTCATTCTTCCACAGATCTCTTAACACTGCATTGAGGCTAGGCCCAGTGTATGCTATCAACCTTCTACCATTAAATAATAAGCCAATTTATGATGGCGGCGATGCAGTTGATTACACTGCATACTCCCTATCTGCTGGTGAATCAAATGGTGTAAAAGCACGAAGCCTATACGAGAGCTTTTACGACACAGATAGATTCTATAAGCTTTCTGAAGAAAATCTCATTGCTGTTGCCAACACAAATGCCCTTAACGAAGGAAAGCTTTTTGATTTTGTGAACGTAGGCCAAAAGCCTATATCCATAATGGTTAGAAAGGCAACTGGAATAACAGGCTATGATATCACAGCAAAGGAATACTATTCACAGATAAACGAATCTGTTCCAGACTACATCTACGAATGGGATAACCTCTCTGAGTATTTTGTACAGATTGATATAGTTCAAGGAAATTGGAACAACTATGAAGTTCTTTCAACAGATCCTGTGTATTCAACATTCTTCAACAAGCAAGGTCTTAAGAAAGATCAGGCAACAAACTTCCTTGCATCGCCTGATGTGATAACAATTGGAAGCTTTGTTGGTTGTATAATCCCAGACTTCATTGACAACAATAATGTTAACCAATCAATTGATACCATTGTAAACAATGCAACAAGCGTAACAGGTCTTTTCTGTGCAATAAACAGAGATGCACTAGGAAATTATGCAGATTCAACAAGCAAGGTTGACATGGTTGGTCACAGCTTTGCCGACACTGAGACGACGTTCTCAACGATGAACTTCCTTTCATACAAGGCAAACCTTGAATCAACAAAGGATTATGGTTTCAATGCAAGACAAGTTCTCACAAATGCAATTGATGTTGCTCAGATGGGCATAACGCCAAACCTAACACCAACAACAGCAGATGATCAGCAGCCTAACTTTGCATCAACAACTGTGTATGAAGGTGACACATCAAACACATGGTTCTCTATTGAGAGCAGCAAGGTTGGTGGAGCTTATGGTTGGTTTGATAACGTTCTTTCCATAAAGAAGCCACTATCAACAGATCTTGACTTTACACTTACAAATTACAATGCAATAAAGTCAAATGTTACGGCATCAAAGAGCCTTGTTCTTCTAAATACAACTGATACAGATCTCGGAAGATGGGGTCTGATCAAGTCTGTTGGCGAAGTTATTTCGGGCGGTGAAACGTATCTTAAGGTTGCTTACACGCATGCATCTAAGACAACAGAAGAGAACAACACACAGTACACAATATCTCCATGTCCTTCGACTGGACTTGATATAGTGTTCCCATCTGCAACAGATTTGACTTCCGATGCAGGTCTTGCAGCTGGAAAGCAAATATTGGTTGTAAATGCAGCAGATGCAACAAAGTACTTCTATGTGACAGTTGATTCTGCGTCATATGACTCTTCGGCTGATGAAATGACAGTAACAATCGATCCAAGCACAAACTTTGCAGAACTTGTTGATAACTCAGTTGAGACAAGCTATAAGGTAGTTTTTGGTTCAACAGTGACACCAAGGATCTATACTTCTGGTGGTTCAGACAACATAGCATTTGTTTATGAGCCAGATTCATTTGATATGGTCTGGAGAGGCGGAACTGTTGGAACAGAGGATGATGCATGGGTTGCATATTCTTATGCTACAGTATTTGAGGACTACAACGCAGCAACAGTTCTTGATGGTCAGGCATATGAGGCAGTAGAAACTGGTGATACATCAGTAAATCCGTCTGGCTACCTCAAGTATCAAAGAGGAAAGGATGCAAACGGAATTGAAATTCTTTACATCTATCCTTACACAGATGCAGATCTTAACACAAGGGATGTTGACACAAACATCGAAGACTCCGGTGATGTAACAATAACTCTATCATCTGAGACGCTTTTGACTGATCTTTCTGTTCAAAGCTGGGATACATCAAGGACCACAATAACATTCACAGAAAGCAATGGTGCTTCATTCAATGTTGGTGACTACCTAGTAAGCATCGTCTATGATGAGTCTGGAAACCCTTCTTACCACATGGCAAAGATTCAGACAAAGGTTAAGAAGGTGAACTCAGTGACAGGTATCATTACATATCAAGCAACAACAAATCAACCAGTTTACATAAAGGATGAAACAACTTCACCTGCTGTTGTTAAGTATGGTGGAATTGAAAGTCTGATATCAACATACCAGCTGACAAATCTTTCTGGATTTGTCATGACAGATTATCATCTTCCTTCAGCAACAGGAACAAAGGAATCTCAGCTTGAGAAGATCCTTGGAGTTCTTGAAGATACAAACCTGTATGAGTCTCTTGCAGACACAGACATAATCGACTTTAGGTACATAGTTGATACATTTGATGGTGGTCTTGCTCCACAGATGGGTGCAAAGAACATCCTTTCTAGACTTGCAATGTCAAGAGGAAAGTGCCTTGCATTCTTGAATCCACCTTCAATGAAGGAGTTCTACGAATCAACGGATCCTAGGTTCACGGATGTTCCTGATCCTGCAGCTGGAGTTCCAAGACCTGTTCTAAACACAGCATACATTGCACAGGGTGGAAATCTTTCCCTTGGACCAACGTTCACATTCTCCCTACCAAATGAAGGAAATGGTGCTAAGTACTGTGGAGTGTTCTTCCCATATCTTGTGATCAGGGAAAACAACAAGAACATACTTGTTCCACCAGCATCAGATGTTTCTAACAACTTTATTCAGAAGTTTATCTCAGGATATCCTTATGCAATAGTTGCAGGAACAAGGCGTGGTGTGATAAGCAATCCTAATCTTGTTGGTGTTGAAGCAGATCTCTTCTTGTCAGATAGAGAAAACCTGGAGCCAGTTGGTTTCAATCCTATCATAACAAAGAGAGGCGTTGGAACAATGATCTTTGCAAATCAGACAACGTTCCAGAAGACAATATCAGCATTCAACAACCTGCATGTTAGAGATCTTCTTATCACGGTTGAGCAGAACATTGAAGCAACTCTGACTAACTTCCTCTTTGAATTCAATGATGAAGCAACGAGACTTGAGATAAAGAACAAGGTATCAAGCTTCCTCGAAGGAGTAAGGACAGCTGGTGGAATTTATGATTACCGCGTAATCATGGATGAAACAAATAACACTGCCGCGATCATCGATCAAAACATTGGAATCATAGATGTTCAAATAGAGCCAGCAAGAGGCCTTCAGAAGATCATCAACAGAATCACAGTGTTCAAGACTGGTGGAATATCAACTGGCGGTTTCACAATAGTCTAATTTAAGAAGATAAAAAAATAAGCATAAACATATGGCATCAGGTCTTCCACATTTTAGATTGTCCCAGGCTTCAATGCAGTCATTTGAACCGGTATACAAGAATTTGTTTGAGGTTCGAATCACTCCTCCTGCGGCAATAAGGACGGGAACACCCTGGGAAAACTCCCAGCTGATTCTCGACAACGTAATCAGCGTTGGCGGTCTGGGTGGTATTGAAAAAATACCAGCAGTAGTAGCACAAAAGTATAAGGGCGTCACACGTTCTTATGCTGGTGCTCTTCCAGATTCAACATTTGCTGATATAACAATTGATTTTGAACTGAACTTGGACAATGCAAACAGCGCTTATGTCTATAAGGCACTAAAGGCATGGACAGATTTGGTCTACAATCCTCTTACTGGTGAGCTTGGATTAAAGTCTGAGTATGCAGGAACATCTGATGATCCTACGCTCATGACAGTCCTTGTTTACAACAAGAAGGGTGTAATCATCAAGCAGATAACATTCAGGCAGATATTCCCAACAACTCCTCTTACAACCCCATTCGATGCTCTTAGCTATGATACGGGAACTGAGATCTCCAGGATCTCTGGATTTACATTTAGGGCAGACTACTGGGACAATATCACCCGATAAGAAAACAAGCACAATACGATCAAAAGAGGGCCTATCGGCCCTCTTTTTCTATGAATGGATATATAGAACATCCTACTACCATTAAGGAAATGACATGAATAGCATATTTGATCAGGAGAATGAGGACTACCTAAAGAAATTCATAGAGTCTGATGAAGAGCTTGAGACCAATGCAAAGGCTGCACTAGAAAAGATCCTAACACAAAGACAAGACGTAAGAGAGGTTCCAGGAAACAAGTCAGTCTCCCCTGCGATCCTGCCTTCAAAGGGCATATTCTATCCAAGGGACTTAGTAATTGCAATATCGCCTTTGAAGGTTAAACACATACGGCATTTCTCCACGATAGATGAGACTGATGAGATAGACATAAGTTCAAAACTTAACTTTGTCATCAATTCTTCAGTAGATGTTCAGACCTCCATTCCTGGATTTACATCATCATCGCTCTTAGAAATAGACCGTCTTTATCTACTGTTTCTTGTAAGGAACATAACATTTACTGAGTTTCCATCGATAATAAAGCTAGAATCAACATGCAATCATTGTAATTATGTTGAAATGGTTGACGTAAAGGCAGAACGCCTTGGTGCAATAAGAGAAGGCGCGCTTGATGAATATCTTTCGATGTATTCAGAGGAATCAAGATCAATAGAGGTTAAGATGCAGAATGAGACAGTAAAAATGTATCTCCCAAGCATGCACAATCTTGAAATATCAAGGAGAGAGATCATTGAGAAGGGCCTTTCAATAGAGCAACAGGACAAATTCATGCTGTGTTTTCTTACCCCTCCTGGTGTGAATCTATCACATAAAGATTTTGATAAATTTGATAAAGAGATAGAAGATTGGAGTCCTGATAAATACTCCATGGTTAAATCATTCATCAACAAGATTAACTCTTCTTACTCAATTGATGTTTACTACAAGTGTTCAGACTGTGGCGCCGGGGTCGCTACGCCACTTCGATTTCACGGAGGACTTAAAGAACTGTTTGTTCCAGAGTTTTCAAATAGATCTTAGAGACTTTTTCAAGACAAAGATGATACTCTACTACAAGCTAAACAGGACAGATTCAGAGATAGAATCGTATCCATACTATGAATATCAGATGTTGATAGATAACTATGTTGAGCTCTTGGACAAGATAGAAGAAATGAAGGAAGGAAAGCAAAAACTCATATAATACATGGCTGCATTACAACAATTCCAATTGTACATAGATGGTAAGGACATGATAGGTCCAATGTGGACCGATGGCCCTAACTATGATGAGTTTGTTGAAAGCCTATTTTCTGCAATGGGCCCTGCTCCTGCATCTTCTTTCAAAAAGAGGGCGTTTGGAAATGCTGAGCTTTCCTATGATGTAACAATAGACACGTTAGAATACCCAACGCTGGAAGACTATGCAAAGAAGATTGATGGTGCATTTAAGAATTCCATAGATAACAGAACGATAAAATATGAGATCTTCAAGACAAAGAAAGAACCTGTTCGTGATGTCATCTACTTCACACTAGACTATAATTACAAACTTGGAGATTTTGAAAAGGATCTTGAGAAGGCAAAGAGCAAATATGCAAAAGAGCAAGACCTAATAACCAAATATAACAGGGCGGTTGATAAAGGAGATCAAAAAGAGATCGATAGGCTAAAGGCCGAGATAGACCGTTCACAAAAGGTTGAAGTAACTCCAATCACATCTGCTTCTGAAGTAGAGCTTGCCAATAAAGCAATAGAATCAGAAGAACAACCAGTAGAAGAAAAGACTACTACACAGCAACAAGCTCCTGTACAGAATGCCCCAACAGTTCAACCTGTAATAGTAACGCCATCTGAGAAGACAACGACGTCCAGCTCAAAGGAAAGATCAAATGAGCGATCAATCATTGAATCTATATCAAGCAGTGTGTTTGATAAAAAGATTCTCCAGTACGAGAAATCATCTACTGAAAGATCGTTGGCATCAACAAAAGAAAAAACAGAAAAGGCTGCTCCGGTTTCGATTGCTCCAGTTTCCGGTGGGATTCTTTCAGAGAGCCAGATTCTGAAGGATGCACAATCAATTGAGCGGCTCTTGACTGAAAGAGTGCCTGGAGTTATCGGTTCCACCCTCAAAACAATAGTTCCAACAGAACTGTCCAATGCGGTTTCCACCATATTCTCATCTCAGAATTCTGACTATGCGTCCTCTTTGATTGGAAATGATACAACCGATATTGTAAACAATAAGGTAAACCAGACAGGATCGATCATATCATCCATGTCTGATGCCATAAAGCTTCTGCAGGGTACAATAAATTCAACAGCAACCAATCTTGAGAATGCAGCAGTAAACATTGAATCGTCTGTAAGTGATGTTGTAAAGGAATCAACATCGTTTCTTGGGCTTGTTCCATCCACTGTATCAGACAGCATTTCTAGTAAGCTTAGTGATGTTTCAGTAAAGTCTGAAAAGAATTCCTTGGATAACACAATGCTTGCAGACATTCAAAGAAAGGTTATGGATCTTGAAACAGCAGCACCGCTAAAGATGGAAATGAATTCCTTGGCAACAAACATAGGAGATTCCATAAAAAGTATGGTAACCAATATAATTGGTGGTGATAAAACAAATAAATCACAGGTGTCTGTTGCTACAACAGCCCCTCCAGCTGCTTCTACAAACACATCAACCGTCAACCAAGGGGAAACAACCACAGCAAACATTGGAAGCCAGACCAATCAAAGTTTCCAGGGAGGGCAATCTCCATTTCCTTCTGTGGTCAGCCTTTCACAATCAACAATTGATAATCTTGCATCAGCAATCATAAAAAACATGTCAATAACACCCTTTCTAAATTCAGGAAGGTAGTGTAATAAATGTTTTTTATGGTTGGCATTTTTTATTATGTTTGAAGAATGCAGAATCAAAGAAAGATAAAAAAGATAGAGGTCTTCACAGACTTTGTCTCGCAGATTTCCCAGCTTTCGGTATCGCAGACCTTAAAAGTTGGGGCAATGGCAGTTAAGGTAGATTTTTCAAAGATAGGAAGCTTTGGATACAACGGATCCTATACAGGAGCCGGCACAAATCCAGAAACAGGAGGAGAAGAAGAGTCTTTGACATCTGGGCATTCTGGCTTTGTTCACGCGGAGATGAACCTTGTGGCAAAGTTTCATGAATCAGACCCCGAGAACTACATGGTTTTATTAACACATTCGCCATGCGAAATTTGTATGAAACTTATTATCAATTCTGGCTTTAGATACGTATTTTGGAAGCAAGAATATAGGATGACAGATCACCTATCCATTTTGGATGAGGTTGGCATTGTCAACGGTGACTTTGAAGTGCTAAAAAACAATTATGAAACAATCCTAAGGGACTATCGTGAAAAGAAAAAGTAAGAATCTGCAAGAGCTTGGAGAGGTGTTCTTCAACCTTAAAACAGAAGAAAGCTTTACCGAGGTTTACCACATTCTTTCTCCTAGACTGAAGAGGTTTGTATCTGGCTATCTTAAGGCTCCTAATTTTAGCCAGGATGATATCGATGATTGCGTATCAAACAGCATGATAAAGATATACATGAACATCCATCAGTATAACAGCTACTGGAACTTTTCAACATGGTCTTATACCATAGCAAAGAATGAGGCGTTAAAAAAGATTGCAAAGTCTAAGAAGCTTAAAGAAACTTCAATGATGACGATGAATGGATGGAAAAATTCACAGTCTGACTCAGATTATGTTGGAGACCTTCACTTATCAAAGATACTAAAGGAATGTATTGATGATTATGTGCATAATCCAAACTATGATAATATAGACTTTGACCACTCTGAGAACCTAACAAAGGTAATACTCGAGGAGATCAAAAACCTAAATCCAAAGTATAAGGAGATATTGTGGGATCGTGAGGTCAATGAAATGTCATACATTGATCTTGCAAATAAGTATGATTTGAACCTTAACACATTGAAGGTTTACATCCATAAAGGAAGAAAGATCCTTCAAAAAAGGCTAAAGAAGGTATATGAAGAATGGAAGAATTCGTGATAAAATAAGAAGGATACGAAAGATGTTGAACTACATCCTCCTAAAAACAGGAATAAAAGATCTATACTTTTACTTCTACATATGGAAGTTCATAAGGAAGAACCGGGACTCTGAACAATGGAAAAGCTTCAAACTAAGACATGATTGGATAGGAAGAATGTACACCGTTCAATCATATAGTTATGAGGATGCACCCCTTCCAGATGATGTCACATACGCACTAGTCATGGATAAGATCAGACCCTTAATTGATTGGCTTCAGAAAAACAATCTTGGGGAAATTGTCATGCCTGATGTGAAGAAGATACCAGATACATATTCGTATTTGATAAAGTTCTCTCCATTATTCTATGAAATAAGCCTATCATGGCTATTTTTTAGGGCAATAATCATATATGTAATGTATTTAGTTTACCCATACGCAAAAAATCTAATAGAACATGTATTATCAAGATGAAGCAGGAAAGTACCAGAACAAGTATTCATATGAAAGAAAATTTACGTTCGATGATCGCAGGTTCTATAAAATAAATGAATACACAAAAACCGGAATAAACTGGTTGTATTTTCCCTCTGTCACAACAATAACATCCCTTCTTCCAAATCCAAAGTTGGAAGAGTTTAAGCGGAATGTTGGGCTAAAGGAGAGTGAAGAGATAGCAAGGAGGGCTGCTGAAAGAGGAACCGTTATGCATCTTCTTCTTGAGGACTTTATAGTTGAATACAATAAGACCCACAATAAATCAGCATCTCTTCAAAAGGTCCAGGACTACAGCCCAATAAAGTTTAAGGAGCTGGGAGTTTCACATGAGTCCATATCAAAGGGCAGAAAGCTCTTCTATAACTTCTACCAATCAAACCAGTTTCTTGAGGACTTTAAGTTCATATCAGGCGTTGAAGAGCCACTGTTCTCATTAAAAAATGGCTATGCTGGTACATGTGACTGCAGCTATTTTACTGGTAACAGTATTGTTATAAGAGACTATAAATCATCTAGTAGGGAAAAGACCAAAGATGAGATCGAAGCATATTTCATGCAGGTTGCTGCATACATGAATGCGTATGAGGAGATGTATGACTTAGAGGTGGCAAAAGGCCAGGTCATGATAAGCAATGAAAAGACTGGGCTTCACATCTTTGAGATCACAAGGGATGAAAAGGATATATATCTTGAGAAATTTTTACAACTTTTAGAACAATTTAACAAATCATTTAATTACGAGGAGCTTTATGAGTTTGCAGCAAGTTCAAATGAACGAGGCAATTAACGAACAACAGAACACTGAAGAAGAACTTCAGGCTGTTCAGTATAGGACAATGTCCCCAGAAGAAATTGGAGGACTGAAAGATCGGGTCGAATCCGTAAAGAAAGAGTTTGAATCATATCGATACAGGCTTGATATCGACCAGGACATGATGGATAGGTACTTTGACTTCATCAAAAATGAAGCGAAGTTTGACGGAAAGGACTGCTTGGGGCTTCCAAAGGTCCATGAGGCATTGGAGGATTGTGTAAAGGAAGGTAACAAGGTTGTTATGGGTGGAAGGCCACAGTACACACTCAGCAACATGCACCTTGAGGCACTTTATTACTATCTCACAAAGGTAACAGGTGCGGGTCTTCAAGAGGCAACAAGGCTCAAGGAACTTCTTGATCCTATTCTTGATTCACTCTCTCGCGCAGTAGTTCGCAGAAACACTCTCCAATCATTCCTTGAGAAGGCAGAAGCAAAGCTTCATGGAATCATTGATCCTGATGAAAATATCGATCCAACATACGAAGAAAATGTCCAGGGAGAATAAATACCTGAGGGATTTTTTAAACCTCTTAAGTGATGACCAAGTGTTTCATTCATACTTGACAAATATGTTCATGATGAATCAAATAAGGGTTTTAACAAAAGAGCTTAATGAAGGAAAGAAGGATGAAGAACATGTTGAAAGAGAAATACAGGATCTAATAAAGTCTGTGGAAATACTTGTGCCGGACTCAACGGGGATGGCACAAGTAAATCTTTCAAGGGATGAATTCTATAGGCTTTTGAAGACTGTAAAAGATCAAACAATTGAAAACTTAGCTGAAAGGAGAAGAAACTAATGTTAGAACAGATAAAGAAATTTTCAGATGCATTTGCACTTCCAATAATATTGGTCTTATGCATTTTGATGTTTTTTAGGTCGTGCTCAACAGGTACGGCAGTAACTAAGATTGAAAAGAGGATTGAATCAATGGAAAGCACGACATCTACATTGTCAAAGGGCGATGTAGATTCGATTGTAAAGAGCAGGCTCTACGATTTTCTTATATTTGAGGACGACCTTGATAAAGGAAAGACCAGCCTTTCTGACATCAGGATAAAAATTTCATCGAATGAAAAGTAATCTTCTAAGGAAGGTAGTAATAGGTACATTTCTTTCTGTTCCTGCGATATCATCAATAATATCGACTATCCACCTTATTGACCTTTTTAACCTAGGAAACCCAACGTGGCTGTCGATTCTATTGGCAGTCACGTTTGAGTTAGGTTCTATTGCCAGCTTGCTGGCAATTTCTGTTATAGAAAGGATAAAGACTGGTGCAATATGGTTCATTTTTTTCATACTGTCTGCCTTGCAGATATTAGGAAACGTCTATTACTCTTATAGCTTTACGAGCGATCAGATTCTTGCAAATCCAACGTTTCTAACAAACTTTATGGATCTCTTTTCTTTCATAACAGGTGATGAAATGAAGGACGTTAAGATATTCCTTTCCTGTATAATAGGAATACCTATTCCTCTTATTGCATTGTTCTTCTTAAAGTCAAACATAGATTATCTAAGACCATCAACTGAGGTAAAGATACAACCAGTTTCTGTGCAATCTGAATTAACACAAGAGACTGATCAATCAATGGAGGTTGATCTTAATACTCTAGAAGAGATTAAGCCTCATAGTGAATCCAATGAAGAAATTCACGATGAACACGTTATCATAAATCCACGGCCACGTAAGGTGAAAGCAGAAAAAGGTACCAAAAATGAAGAGGAAAAGGCTGACTTGATCGATGAATCAATCGTTGAAGATGTACAAGATACTTCAAATGAACCAGAAGACGTTATAGTGCGTGGTAAATCTAGTAAGAAGGGACGATACATCTTTGATGAACGCGGGATTAAGCATTACGATTCCTGATCAAGAATAAATTAACCAACAACCATGAGCTACACAGATCCATGTTACACCGGCCTAGATTCACTTGCAGATAAACGCATAGTGTTTGTTAACAACAAACTTGCTGCAATATCTGGTCAATTGATAAGCCAACAGATCCCATTGGATAGCTTCTTCATTCCAATAACATCTAGCGTGGTCACACAGTTTACCCTTGAGGGAACATCATCAACCACACTTGGCTACTGTAACATAGAAAATGCAAGTGGTCAGGTAAATGCAATATTCCTGTTTGTTGAGTATGATTCAGATGTTGAAGATGCAGACAAGTACATAGAATGGTCATGGGATGAAACAGACTGGTACCCTCTTGGCAAAATACTTGCCCTTAGTTCCGCAACCAACAGCATGTTGGACCAAATATATCTAAGAAATCCTTCGGCCACATACCCAGTGACCATTACAGCAATGATTGCCACATAAAAGGGAATATCTATCCCTAAGGCCATGGATATATAGAGAAAATAAATCCCGTAATGGCAAAAAAGCTTCAGTCTAACTTCATCAGAAGGATAGAGAAGACACTGACGTCTACTAGGCCTCAGATTCCAACACCTGGAACAAATCACGTTGATGATGCATCTTCATGGACGTCAAACATGATATACCAGGGAGAGGTTGGCATAAACTTTACCTGTGGGACCCTTTGGACTCAGGATGGTGAAACTGGCATGCAGCCAAATGCTGAGGATGCCATACTAGAAGGTTTAGTGCTTTCAAATGTTGGGGTCAGCGGCACATACCTTGCCGTATCAGATGGCTATGCAAGACTAAAGGGAAGAACTTATGTCTATAGCACACCATCCCTTTCAAATCCAAGCTCAATAACAATAGAGAGCTCTTCTGGTGCAGCAGGCCCTAGAATCGACACGATAATTGCAACACCTAGCACAAACTACAATTCAGCAGAAGATCTTTATGAGCTAGAGATAGATGTCATAAAGGGTGATGTGTTTGCACCTGGTTGTCTTGCAACAAAGCTTTGGCCGCCACAGGTAACAGCACCAAACGTAAACTGTTTATCAGACTACGTCTTACTTGGGTTTGTTTATGTTCCTGCAAATCTTAACCAGGCAACTACACCTCTTTATCCTCTTGCTGTTGTAGATGCAACAATAAACTCTGCAACTGCACAGCCTTATGATCCATACAACATAGGATCGGGGTACTATACAACGTTCCCGTTTCCTATAATGACGACAAACGATTTCATAAAGAGGAGACAAAGATCAAACTTTGAGTGGCAGCCAAACACGTTATACTTTGAAAAGCAGTTAGTTTACATAGTATCATCTGGATGCGGGACGCTGTATGAGGTATCGGAGACCTTCCAGTCCTCTTCATCATCTGCAACAGACATATCATCTGGTTATCTAGTTGAGTTCTGTGGCGTTGGGCCCGGCTCAACAACAGTCGATACATTTGCTGACATAGGCTATCCACCATCTGCTGGCGTTCCAACTTTTTCTGAAGGATATTTCTCAGACTGGAACAGCTCAACAAGGATAATAGATTCGATAGCATACCTAAACAGTTTAATAGGAAAGCTTGCACCTCCGGCTCCAAAGACAATAGATCAGATAACACTCGTACTGAGCCCAGTTATGGACTCCTTTAGTGCAAAGACCCTTGGTAATAGCATAGTTGTAAATGTCATAGACACAAACCTTACGCCTGCTGTTGCAATAACACCAAATGGTGAGCCGTTCAAGGACTACAATGGCCACTGTGAGATGTTTGGATTCTTTGGAACTACAGCAACATCGTCTGGAAATCTCTACGATGATGATCCGTCATTCGATCTTCCTGAAGATCCAACATACTACACAGTTGCAACTTCATCTAGCGCAGTATCAGGATCAATGCAGGTTGAAGTTACAATCGCAACAGATATTTCGGCAAATCCTATGCTGATACAGGGAAGGAATTTGCTGATAAGGTCCATAGATGATCCTAGCAATTACTTCTATGTTGTTGTAAAGGAACCAACAACTTGGTCAGGTGGAACTCTTTTTGTTTCAATAAATGACAACACATCATTTGCATCAATAGCGTCAGACTTTGAGGCGTGGGAAATATACATCGCCGGAACTGCAGATGTTGCAAGCCCTGATGTTGAGCTCAATGCTGCAAAGGTTGATCCTTATGAGAACATAGATCAAAAGGATGACATATACACTGCATTCAGTGCAAGCGTAGAGACTGCAGATCCAATTGCTGCTACAACAACAATGCAAGTGCTTGGAATAAACTACAGAGGAGTTCAAGGCGTCTGTGATTTTTATGTTGAAAATCCACTGACTCCTATAATAAGCATGAATGCTGGACCACAGGGAATCCATACAAATGAAAAGTATCTCTCTGGAGTTCCTGTTCTTTCTACTGGAGATACAATGCTCATGAGTTTTGAAGTTGAGGATGCAGTCAATTACTTCTACAATAAGGATAGAATAGTTGAATGCCTAAACACAACAGATTTTGATTCATATGTGCTCACAGATCAGGACGCAGATGGCGGCGCTCCTAGCACAGGATCTCCTTGGCCTATAAACAAGCTTCTTACTTTCACAAACAATAACGTTTTGACTCTTTCTGATGAGGCATGTAGCGACGGTCTTAGTTTTAATCTTGCTGCATACAATTCAAGAGGAACGGAGATAACAGATGTTGGTGCACTACTTCTCAACACAAATGTTGTTGCAGACTCAAACTCGCAGGAGATTCCAAATGTTGATCCGTTAGACTACCTTGGATACCAAGCAAGTTCAGGAAGGTATGTAAGCGGCACAGGAACATATCCAACGGGAGATACACCAATAATCTATGACACATCCTCATCATGGGGCGATGCATACGATTCATTACAGTCACAGGTTGACATATCAGGCAATGATGAACTACAGCTGGGATCAACAGGGACAAACAGCGGACAAGTTCTGTGCGGATACTACTTCTATCCAAGCCAGGACTACAGCTCAATGGACATATATGCGGATACATCATCAACCCCCGTTTCTCCTCTGCCTCCTGACTATTCTGGAATTCCTAGCTCTGTAAATGATTACAGATGGGCAACATTCTATGTAGGCTATGTAGAAAATGCAACCAAGTATCTGAAGCTTAGGATAGTCGGCGGTGAAAACATAAATGAAGCGTGGGATGGCTTGACCATGACACCGAACTTCCAGTTCCAAGTTAAGATCTTTGATCCAGATACTGGACTAGTAACAGGATGGCTGGATGGAAACACTGCGTATGACTCCTCATCTCCAACGGATCCTTACAGCAATGGTGATGCAGCACTTGATGCATCATTTGGAGAGGGTGCACTCTTTAGAAGGATAACCTTTGGCCAGACTGCAAGAAAAGGAACTGTTTGGGTCAGGGTTGGAATGCAGTATTATGATGATGCATCAACGCCAACAAACATGAGATTTAGAGGGGTTTCTCTGATAACAAGTGAATCTGCAGTTGAGGGAGATGGATGGGAGTACATAGACACAAGCATTATGCCAACACTTTCACACATACAATACCTTGTTCTAGGGGTAAATGGTTCAAACTTCCCTATAGAATTCTCTGATCCTGATTCACCAAATACAATGACGCCTGGTTTGGAACTACAAGTAAAACTGGAAGGGCCTAACGGAACAGACTGGATTAGTGCAAATGATGCATACGACCCAGGAATTGTCCCAGAGCCATATAACCTGGGAGATCCTGCCCTTGATGCATCCATAAGCACCCAGAGCACAAGAAGGGTGACGTTTGGATCTGTTATTGGTGGAAGAACAGGCGAGCTAAACATAAGATATCGTATTGCAGAAAACTCTCCAATAACGATAAGCACAATCATTCTTGAAGACTACTCATGACCCAAGAACAGAAACTAGAAATAGTCTACAAAAAGCTCTTTAACCAAAAGGCTTTTACGAAAGAGGGGACTCAATTTTTTGAGGAACCTTTTTCTACATTTTCACAGGTTCCCCTTTCTTACATCTATGTGAACAGCGGATACATTCCACAGACTGCACCAAACAATGCAGTGACAGTTGCGGGTGTTCAAACACTAACATACGTTGAAAAGGAAAGAGCAATTCCTGTTGATTCAGTAGGAAAGAAGTTCAATGCAAGAAGCGGGAGGATAATACCAACAAGCTTTGGCACTGGATACGGCATTGAGCTAAGAACACAGTCAGGCTCTCTGATTGATGCTACGTCCTTTCCATACATTGTAGATTGGGAGTCTGGTCAGATAACGTTTGACAGCACACCGTTTGATGTTGATTTTAAGAATCCACCTCTTTTAACGTACCATTATTATTCAGGAAAGACGCTTGAATCCATAACAACATTCACGCAACCTGGGCAGAGGGGAGAAATAGGACCTATAGGAGAAACAGGGCCAATTGATGATTCTGTCCTTGTATACAGAGGCCAGACAAACTTTACCGTATCTCCTGCTGTTCAGTACAAGCCAAATGATGTGATAACGTTTACAACAAATGGAAATAGCTACATATGTCTTAGCGCAACCACCAGCAGTCCAATAGCATCGCCTGCTTCATGGGAAAACATCTCACCATCCGGAACATCAGCAGAGATGCCGGAGAATGTGTTGTATGTTAACCACCCAAATGCAATACCAACATCAAGCCTTTCAAATGGTTCACCGTTCTACTTCACGTCTCTGCAAGATGCAATAGACTATGCACAGGAAGATGTTCCTACAACAATAGTAGTTAACCAGTTGAATAATCAGTATCCTATTGTGACTGGTGATGTGACCATACAGAACAAGGTACTAAACATAGTATTTAGAAAGTGGGCAAACCTTTCGTCCGATGCAATGCTTTCGTCTGGGTTCACACTGTCCATAACTGATTCTGATGTCGTAATACAGAATGCACAAATAGGAGGAAACTTTGTTTTCAAATCATACGATGGCGCAAATGACGTTGTCATAGATTCAATCTCCTCTGAGACGCTGGTAAAGTTTATAGATTGCAAGATAAACTCAAAGCTCATAAAAACAACCAGGGGGCAAGCAAACAATTCAACCGTTGTGTTTGAGAGGTGCTCGATAAATACAGAGAAGATCATAACAAATGCCGACCTAATAATAAAGGACAGCACGTTCTCTGGATCCGTAACAGGAGATTACACACAGGATGCAGTTCAGGGAGTTTCACACATCTTCCATGTTCTAAACAGCTTTGGCTTTCAAAGAACAACAGGAGGAAGCCTCAGAAACCTACAAGCATATGACATTGTGTTACTTTCAAACAGAGATGATGTTCAGAACCTTTCAGTAAAGTTTGAGAATAGCCTTCTTCCTGGCGTTGGAATAGTGTTAAACCCAGAAACATTCACATATTCACCAGACATGGTTAGAGTTGATGCAAACAGTTCCATGTTCTACCACTTTGGGCTTGATTTGCAGTCAGCAAACCAGGGAGGAACAATAAATGTTGTTGGGTCAAACGTGGGGTATGGCGTAAACTTCAATAATTTTGCTGCACAATTCTTTACAATCGATGAGCCTTACAATGCATCAAATATAGACTTCTATTTCTCAATAGATGGCCCAGGTGGAGCACAAATTCCTGTTGTTACGTGGGATGATGGGGCAATACAGGTGATAAGTTACGATGCATATAAGTCCCTTTTAATAGATGAATTAGAAAA